CGCAATATGGAGAACTTTGATGAGTGCAATGTCAGATTACTTAGAGGCAAAAATTCTGGACCATGTGTTGAGTACGACAGCGTACACAATGCCAAGTGGCGTTTACGTCGGTCTGTCAACGGGCAGTTTTGGGGATGACAACGGTGGGACAGAATTAAGCGGCAATGGATACGCTCGCGTTGGCGATGTGCCTTTCGATGCGGCAAGTGGTGGTGTTTCAGATAATACGAATAATATTGAGTTTCCCGCAGCCACCGGATCGTGGGGTACAGTGAGTCATTTCGCAATTTTCGATGCGTCAAGTTCTGGAAATTTGCTCATACATGGCGCTCTTTCAGCTTCCAAAGCTATTGGCACTGGGGACATACTTCGCATCTCCGCTGGCGACTTGGATGTTACCGCAGCCTGATGGCTACTCTCGAACAGCTTGACGCCTGGGGTACGCTGGATCAGCTTGATTCGTATGGCACACTTGAAGAACTGGATAATCTCACTCTCCATTCTGGGGCAGGTGCAGCAACGATATCGCTGACTACATCTTCTTCAGCTAGTAGAATAGCAGTTGCTAGTGCCGCCGCGACGATATCGCTAACGACTAGCGTAATCGGTCGTTTGATTGCTTTAGCAGCAGGTGCAGCAACAATTGCGATTACATCTACTGCGTCTGCAAAAAGTATTTTAATCGCCGCTGCTTCAGCAATTATTTCATTAGCTGCAAGTTGTGTCACCAAGATGCTTTTTTTGAGCGGTGGGTCTGCAACTATCTCGATCAACGGCAACGTCGTGCCACGGGTTATATACAAAACAACTGGTACTAGTTTGATTAGTTTGTCGGCTACGGCGATTGGAGATTACCTGTGGGTAGAAACAGTCGATGGCAATGAAACTTGGACAGAAGTTTCAAAAGGCAATGAAACCTGGGTTGATGCAGCATGATAAAATTTGGTGAATTTATGCCGGATCAACCCGCGCTTAATAGTGCTGCGGCAACGGAGGCAAAAAACGTCATTCCGGCGCTTTCCGGCTATCGCAGCTTTAAAAGTTTGGCGGCGGTATCGGGTGCCGCGACAGCTAAGATTACAGGAATGTTTTCGGGTAAAGACGATAGCAGCTATTCGGCCCTGTATGCGGGTGATGCTGGCAAACTTTACAAATTGAATCCCGCAGATTCTGCGCTCACTGATCTAAGCAAGGCCGGTGGTTATAGCTCTTCCGCTGATGAAAAATGGCGTTTTGCTCAATTTGGTGAAACGGTCATTGCTACAAATTTTGATGACCCTGTGCAAAAATCTATTGTTGCTTCTAGTACAGCTTTTGCAAATTTGGCTGGCACTCCACCTAAAGCAAAATTTATTTGCACGGTCCGAGATCAAGTTATGTTGGGCCATACTCTCGATGGAACTGATGGTGTTAAGCCGTACAGACTGTGGTGGTCTGCCATTAACAACGAAGCCTCCTGGACACCAGGCACGGGCTTATCCGACTATCAAGATGTGATGGACGCTGGCGCAATGATGGGGCTAGTCGGCGGCGAACACGCTATAGCACTTTTTGAAAGTGCAATTGTTCGAGGGACATTTGTCGGCGCGCCGTTGATTTATCAGTTTGATCGGCTGACAACAGACAAGGGCTGTTCTGTTCAAGGCAGCGTGGCGTCCGTTGGTTCCGGCTTAGTCTTTTTTCTAAGCGATGACGGCTTTTACATGCTCAGTGGCAATGAGCTTAAACCGATTGGTGCCGAAAAAATTAATCGCTGGTTCTTTAAGCGCTTCAAGATTGACGACCAGGAAAATATGTGTGCGGCAATCGATCCCATTAATCAAAACGTGATTTGGGCATACCCTTCGGTCGAAAGCACATCTGGCGAAAACGACGAGATATTGATTTATAACTATAACCTTAACCGTTGGTCGTATGCAGTGCAAGACTGCACAGCACTCGCCCAGGCGATGACGGCTGGCTATACGTTAGAACAACTCGATAACGTCAGTTCGAGCATTGATGCGCTGCCAGCCTCTCTTGATGATAGATTATGGAAAGGCGGTAGCTTTTTCTTTGCTGGAGCCAAGGACAAGAAGATTCAGAGCTTCACGGGTACGGAGCTTGATGCCGTCATCGAAACAGGTGAGTTTGCTATCGCCCCAGGGCGGCGCAGCCTGGTTAATGCTGTCGTGCCTTATATATCAGCACAGTCAGGCCAATCGCCTACGCCCACGGCTTCGATAGGCTCGCGGCAACGCCAAGTCGATCAGCCTGTTTTCACGTCGGCGAGCAGTTTAAACGCTACAGGAAATTGCCCAGTCAGATCGTCGGGTGCTTACCATCGTGTTCGCTTAAACGTAAGCGGCGAATGGGACATTGCACAGGGTATCGATGTTGACATGCAGCAAGTGGGTACACGCTGATGGCGACCACAAACTTCAGGGCGCTGACACCGTTTTCGACAATGCGCGACACATCTAATGTCGTCAATAATATCCTTGCCGGGAAACTAAACGCTACGGGTACTTTTACTGTGACCAACTCAGCGACCAGCACGGTGGTTGCAGATTATCGAGCGGGTAAGGAAAGTGTGATCTTGCTAATGCCCACGACAAGCTACGCAGCGGCAGAGATCGCAACGACCTATGTTAGTACACGCGCTAAAAACAGTTTTACGGTTACTCACGCATCCAATACGACGAGCCGAATTTTTGACTACGTCATTATCGGTTAAAACCTGTGAGCATCTGCGCGCAGCTTTAGAGCATGGCGGCAATACACACGACTTAAAAGATGTTGTCGATATGCTGAACAACGGAGACGCAAAAATTCGTTGTGGTGAAAAAAGCACGATTGTTTGGCAAGAATTTGAGCACCCCAATGCTAACCAAATTCATTTTTGGCTGGCAGGCGGTGATCTAAAAGACATCGTCAAAAATGGTCACGAGATCGCAGAGGAAGCGAAAAAAAGGAACTTTACAAAAGTGTCAATAATCGGACGACCCGGCTGGGAACGGAAGCTGAAGGGCTTTCGTGAGGCTGGGGTAATTTTATCAAGGGAATTTTAATATGTCTGGCTTCATGGGATCGAAACAAACAGGCGTGCAAACGACCACATCTGCGCCGCCCGATTACGCTCTGCCGTATCTGGAAAAGTCTCTGGCGGGTGCGGATGATATATATGAAAACTATCCGCAAACGTACTACCCAGGAAAAACGTATACGGACTTCTCGCCCGAATCGATGGGTGCTATCACCGCAGGCGAAGAACGCGCCTCCGATGGTAGTCCGCTTCTTACAGGCGCACAGGACTTTACATCGAATGCGATGGGTGGCGGGTACGTTAATCCGGCCCAGGCTATGCTGCAAAAAACCGCGCAGGGTGATTTCCTCTCCGGCAATAACGAATATTTGCAAGCAGCGATGGCCCCCGCGATGGATAACATCAAGGGGCAATTCAGCGCTGGTGGACGACTAGGCTCTGGCGCAAATATCGCCGCCATGACTTCGGCAATGGCTCCTGTCTATGCTCAGAATTATGCGCGTGAGCGTCAGAACCAGATGGCTGCACAGGGTCAGATCGGCGCTTTGTCACAGCAAGGATTTGCCAACCAGATGAATGCAGCGCGGATGGCACCTGAACTAGCCGCAGCAGACTACGGTGATATTGACCGTGCGATGGCTTACGGACAAATGCGCGATGGTAAAGCTGGTGAGGCACTCACTGATAGCATTAACCGGCACAATTTTGGGCAGTCTGAACCGCAGCAGCGTTTGCAGAACTACATTGCAGCGATTAGGGGCGGCACATTTGGTGGCACGCAATCACAACCGATATACAGCTCGCCCATTGGTCAGGGGATTGGCAACCTCGCTAATCTTGGCTTTGCTTACAATATGTTCAAGAAGGGCTTTTGAGAATGGATTATTCAAAACTCGTCCAGCTCGGCCTTCTCCAAGACAGTGACCAGCAAAATGCTGCACAAATGGGGTTGTTTAGTTTACTCAGCCAAATTGGCGCGGCAAGCGCTCCGCGAACATCGCCGACCCCGCCCCCGATTAATCTTGCTAAAGCAATGAATGTTTATCAAAGCTCGATGAAAAACGCTCTCACTCAAGGCGCGTTAAGAAGGCAGTTAAAAAAAGAAAGTGACTTAAAACAATTAATCCAACCTAAACCCGTTGACCCGATTGCAGCGAGAAGGATGGCCGAAGCAACCGTCAATCCGTTAGCGGAGCGTTATGCGCGAACAGACATATCAAGTCCAGACGATGATCCAGAATCATATTATCAAAACGCACAACAGGCATATATGCCTTCTGCTTTAAGGGTTGCGGAACAGCAAACCACAATGCCGGATTTGTTAAAGGCCGTTACACCATCACAGCGGCCTTTAATACAAGGCTTAATGAAAGTTGATCCCGAATTAGGCATTAAAACATTAATTAGCTTGAGAGGTAAAGTTGGCGACATACCTTCATCCGTTAGAGAATATAACTATTACCAAACCTTAAAACCTAAAGACCAAGAAACTTTTTTAAGAATAAAACGCGCAGCAAAAACTATAGATCTTGCTGATAGAGTAGTTCTTCAATCTCCCACAGGCCAAACATCTACAGTTTTCAAAAAAGGATTGCCCCTTGGACAACAACCAGAGGTGAAAAGACAGCAAGCAATTAATACAGAAGTAGGAACAGCTATAGGCAAAAAGAAAGGTGAGGCACTCGATATACTTAGAGAAGAAGCAAAAGCTAATTATTTGATCGAGATGGTAAATAAATTAATAGTCCATCCAGGGTTAAACCAAGTGGTGGGTGTTCCCAACACACTTAGTGGCGTCGCTACCAGAGCGGGAATGCCTTTTGGTGATGGTGCTAATTTCATGGCACTACAAGAACAAGTAACGGGGGCCGTTTTCTCCGAAGCCTTTAAGTCATTAAAGGGTGGCGGTCAAATAACCGAAATAGAGGGGCAAAAATCCACGGCTGCTCTTATGCGACTGACGCAACTTGGACAAAAACCAGAGGTATATCGAGAAGCTGCTAGAGAGTTTATTACTCAAATTAAAAAAGGGATGAGGCTTGCACGCGAACAGGCTAAGAATCTTGGCGTCAAAGTGCCTTCCAGACCTGGTTCTTTAAAACGGGGTGGTCCTCGAAAAATGCGACGTATTACTTCATCAGAAATTAAAAGCGCAAAAGGAGCCATAGCGCGTAATCCAGCGAACCGTATAGAAGTGATCAAAAGACTGCGTGAGGCTGGCATACAATTCAACGCGAAAGACTTACAATGAGCAAAGAATCTCTGAGCTTTGATGATTTACCAGGACAAAATTCTAGCAGCCTTAATAATTCTAGCAGCCTTAATTTTGACGACCTTGCGGGTGGCCCCTCACCTGTAGATGTCAGTAGGATAATTAGCCAGTTTGCTAAAGGTGCAACGCCAGTGGCAACGGGTGCAACACTTGGTCACATGTTTGGAGGGCCATATGGCTCAGTAATCGGGGGCTTGGCTTTACCTCTCGCAGACAGCTTGTCAGGTTTATATAACTATGGTGCAAGTTCTCTAGGTTTTCCTGACGCACAGATCACACCTACATCTCAATATATTCGACAATTGATGGAAAAGACGCCTTTATATGATAAGGCTAAAAACCAGTCGGAGCGGATCGCTGAAGTTGCCGGAGAGGCTGCTGGGATTACAACGCCACAAGTCAAAGCAGCCCAAATGTTAGGAAATAAGTTTTTCTCTACAGCGCCAAAAACACAAATAGCCGCAGCACCTCTTTCCGCTGCTGCCGGTCAAAAGGTAGGGGAAGACACTAAAAACCCAATGGCAGGGCTTGCAGCTTCAATATTTACAGGGGCATTGGTTGGCAGAGCTGGCGGTCCTAGAAAAACGAGGGCTGTTGATGTCGATAATTTGAGAAAGCAAGCCGACATACTTTATAAGAGGGCTACGGATTCAGGCGTCGTATTAAATCCTCAATTTGTTTATAAACTTCATTTTAAATTAAGCGAAACGATACGGGGTTTGGGGTTTGACCCTGATCTACACCCTGGCCTTAACTCGGTTATACGACGGCTTGAAAACACAGAAGGCTCAATGTCTTTGGAGGCGTTGGAACGGACGCGCCGCGTTTTGCAAAATTCCAGAGGAAGCAGAAATTATGATGAAGGCCGTATAGCTGGCGAGGCGATGAGCGAACTTGATGAAGCTGTCGAGGCAATTACAAAGGCCAATCTTGTTTCCGGCAAAACATCCGGCATGAAAGCGTTGGTTGCGGCCCGTGATGTATGGGCGCGTAAATCAAAAGCAGAAATAATCGAAGAAATGGTAGAAAATGCCGAAATACGCGGGAAGGCAAAGTTTACGCAATCAGGTTTGGAAAATGCTATCAGGGATCAGTTCAGAACTTTAGCAACGAACAAAAAGCGTCTGCGTCAATTTAACAAGTCTGAACAAGCAATGATCAAGCAAATTGCCAAAGGCGGTCCTGGCATAAACATGTTAAGATTTGTCGGTAAGTTTGCTCCTAAAGGTGCAATTTCTACGGTACTATCTGTTGGCGCTGGAACTGCTCTCGGTGGCCCGATTGGAGGTATCGCTTTACCAGCCGCAGGGTTTGCTAGCCAAAACGCAGCCGCCAGAATTAACATGGAACGGATAATGCGTTTACAACAGCAGATGGCAACAGGGAAACGTCCACCTAGCCGATATGCAAATGTGCCTGTCAGTGCAGCTCGCGGCGCAATGTCTAATCCAGATATAGGGCTGCTTAGTCCTCGTGCGGCAGAATACTATCGGTAATGTGCAATTGTAGAGACTGCTGGATTATCCGGCAGATCCGAAAACTGAAACGTAACACCCGCTTTTAGCGGGTTTTTTTATGAGGATAACATGGCAAAAGCAAATTGGAACGAATACTCAGCCACACCAGGAAGCAACACGGTTGTGGATGACGTAAATATCGCGGAGGGTTGTCCACCATCGGGCATAAATAACGCAGTCAGGGAACTAATGGCCCACACTGCCGATGTAGTTGCTGGAACGGTTGCCCTCTCCTCTATTAATATTGACGGTGGTTCCATCACTGGAATCACTGATTTAGCGGTCGCAGACGGCGGAACAGGCGGGAGCACCGCATCGGCAGCGCGATCAAATCTGGGTGCAGCGGCACTGGGTAGCAACTCCGATATTACCGCTTTGACCGGATTGACAACTGATTTAAACGTTGCCCAGGGAGGCACGGGCGCAAGCACATTTGCGGCCAATGGCGTTTTGTTCGGCAATGGAACGAGCGCTGTCGGAGCAACAGCAGTAGGCACGGACGGCCATGTGTTGACTAGCAACGGATCGGGGAGCGCTCCCACCTTTCAAGCGGCGGGTGGCGGCAAATTGTTGCAGGTCGTCCAAGGAACGTATGCTGGCTCGGCGGAAACGACGACAAGTACATCTTTCTCCAACACATCCTTGACCGTGAACATCACGCCGACCGCTACCACGAGCAAGTTTCTTGTAACCTGCGCGGCAAACATGGGGGGGTATCGAACGAGCGACACAAATGTTTACTCCGCCCCCATCAGATTCAAAGAATCTGCCGTAACGAACGACGTTTATCCGTCAACGACGCACGGCTTTAGCTACTCATTTTCAGACGATAACTCGACGGGCAATCATTATCTGGATCTTGCCGGTGTGGCCGCTTCGTGGCTACACGCGCCATCGCTCTCTAATTTGAACGCGCTAACCTACGTGCTTCAGTTCAAAACTCTTGCGGGGCAGGGTCGCCATAATTTTTCTGGTAGCAACGGCACATCCATCATAACCGTTATGGAGATTGGAGCATGATTACAAAAGCAGACTCACTTTTTGCACTTCGCCCCGGCGAAGAATGGACGTGGAGCGGCGACGAATATTCCCGCCTGACATGGATGGACAGCACGAGCAAGCCATCCGAGGCCGAGATAAACGCCAAGCACGACGAGCTTATTGCAGCAGCGCCGATGGCAGAGTTGCGGCGGCAACGGGAAAGAAAACTGACCGAGTGTGACTGGCGAGCATCTAGCGATGTGACACTCAGTGACGCTTGGAAAGCATACCGGGTCGCGCTCCGTGACCTGCCCTCTACAAGCAGTAGCCCGACTTTGGACAGTAACGGCGTTCTCGGCAACGTAACATGGCCTACAGAACCTTCCTAAAGTTTGCGGCTACTTTAGTAGTCACTTTTTTTACTTTTACTGTAAACGCACAAAATTTTGTGTGCGGTCCTAAAAATCCATCGGACCATTTGAAACAAAAGTATCAGGAAACTTTAAAGATCAGGGCAATCACAAGCGAGGGTTTCTTGATGTCTATATATGCAAGTGAAAATGGCACATACACGATTGTTTTTGTCCCGCCTGATTCCAACGACTTTTGTTTAGGCGGCTCTGGAACAGAATTTTTGATGTATGTCAAAAAAAAAATCAGGAATTGAAATAAAATGGCCCCTCGTAAATCTCCGACACAAATAGCGTTCGCTGCTTTGGACGCAATTGCAAAACACGAAAAGGAGTGCGGAGAGCGATGGGCCGAGGCAACTTACGAGCTGAAAGCACTAAGTCTGCAAGTACGCGCTCATAGTGAGCGATGGGAGAAGTTGGCCTGGATTACGATTGGCAGCGTCTTAACGGGCGCTGTTGCGATTGTCGTTAAGGAGTTTTGGACATGAAACTAGCAAGGATATTTGACATGGATTGGATTAAAGATCGACTAAAAGAACCTACCAGTTATTTAGCATTCGGGGTCGGTGGTGTGGCGATTGGCATTATCGCGTCGTGGCCCTTGCTCATTTGGGCAAGTATCGTTGGCGCTGGTGTTGGTTTTATTCTAAAGGAAAAAGGCGTGTTGTAATGCGCGTTGAACTGTTGGTGGCCGCTGCATTTTTTGCAGCTTTTTTTGTGCCATTTGCACAAGCAACAGATACCGTTACGTCGGCCACCGTCAGCAGTTCCACTGTCGTAGATAAAACGCCGCCTACGGCCTCCAGTCCCAGCATCAACGTTGTCAACAGCGATATCTGCCAGACCGGCACCAGTGCAGCGCTGCAAACCGGTATTTTTGGTCTTAGCGGGGGTACTACTACCACAGATTTTGTGTGCCAGAGGATTAAGCTAGCTCGATCCGTGTTCGGTATGAATCTCAAGATCGCGGGCATCGCCTTACTTTGTCAGGATGTGCGCGTGTGGGACGCCATGTGGATGGCTGGTTCGCCCTGCCCGTTTATGGGCAAGATTGGGAACGCGGCTAAACAGGGGTGGATCAAGCACCCGGAGAAATCCCCAATAGGTTCCATCATTCGCAAGGAGGCACCAGCCATAGTAGCTGCGGCCCGGAAGAAAGCCGTTGAAAATTCTTTGAAACAAATTCAAGAAAACGAGTGGGCCGACTAATGCGCTGGCTTGTCGTACTTCTGCTGATGTCTTTTCCTGCGTTTGCAGAGACTGTGACGACCGGCAATCTACTGCCAGAAATTTCTGAGTTTCAGACAAGTGGCTCAACCGACAGCCTTGGCGGAACGGGAGACGCAAAATCTGGGGGAGGCACCTACACATCCTCCGGCGACATCCCGCTAACAAAGAATCAAGTCAATCGCGGCTTCGATATTAATTCAAGTTTTACAGTAAAATCGCATTCGTCAAATGCGGTTTTGGCATCGTGCACGAGCATTACGCAGACATCAGACTGCCGCGATATTGCGTCTTTAACCATGTCGTTGTACGACAGCAACGCGCTGGTGAAGCAATTCAAACACGAGGTCGAACTGGATTTTAGTGGGCTTCGATCCTACAGTTTTACGGACATAGTAGCCGCGAATACCTACGGCGTCCTCACCGGCTCATACGCATTATACGGCATTGATGCGGGGTGGCACCACGGCGGTATGTACGGCCCGGTTTTTATCGATCCGTCTGTGT